TCAAGTTGCCGCAGTGGCCTCCGGCGGCGCCTGCGAGCGTGAAGCCGGTGAAGCGCGGGCGGAAGAAGGAACCGGCGTGACCCCCAAGCAGGAAGCCTTCGTTCGCGAGTACCTGATCGACCTGAACGCGACGCAAGCGGCGATCCGGGCGGGGTACAGCGAGCGGACGGCCGAGCAGCAGGGGCCGCGACTGTTGGGAAATGTTGGTGTGGCGGCAGCAATTGCGGCAGCGCAGCAAGAACGCGCTCGGCGCGTGCAAATCGATGCCGACTGGGTGCTCAAGCGACTGCACAGCGAGGCAACTGCTGACCTAGCGGACCTGTACGACGCGGCCGGCAACCTCAAGCCGATTCACGAGTGGCCTGCGGTGTGGCGCACCGGCCTGGTGGCCGGCATCGAGACCGTGCAGGAGCGCGACGGCACGGATGAAGAGGGCCGGCCGGTGTACGCCACGGTGCGCAAGGTCAAGCTGTCCGATCGGGTGAGGTTGGTGGAACTGCTGGGCAAGCACGTCGGTGTCGGAGCATTCAAAGACCGCCTCGAGGTTGACGCGACGGTGCGTGGATCGGTGTCGTACAAAGCGAACATCCCGGCGAGGAAGCCTTGAGCCGCGTCATCGAGTACACGCCCAGCCCAACGCTTGAGCGCTTCCATGGCAGCAATGCCTTCGTGCGCGGCGTGCGTGGTCCGATCGGCTCCGGCAAGTCCGTGGCGATGTGCTGGGAGATCTACACCCGCGCATACGAGCAAGCGCCAGGTCCCGACGGCGTGCGCCGATCGCGCTGGGTGATCATCCGCAACACCTACGGCGAGCTCGAGTCGACGACGGTGCAGACGTGGCTCGACTGGTTCCCGCAGGAACTGGTCGGGAAGCTGGTCTACGGAGCGCCGATCACCCAGCTGTGCAAGTTCAAGCACGACGACGGCTCGGCGATCGAGCTGGACGTCTGGTTTCTCGCGCTGGACCGCCCGGACCACGTCAAGAAGCTGCTCTCGCTGGAGTGCACCGGGATCTGGATCAACGAGGCGCGCGAGCTGCCGAAGGCGATTCTCGATGCGGCGACCGGTCGCGTCGGTCGCTACCCCAGCAAGCGCGACGGCGGCCCGACGTGGTTTGGCGTCATCATGGACACGAACCCGCCGGACACCGATCACTGGTGGTATCGGCTGGCTGAGGAGCAGCAGCCAGAGGACTTCGAGTTTTTCGCCCAGCCGCCTGGCGACAGCGAGCAAGCCGAGAACACGGCGAACCTGCCAGACGGCTACTACGCGCGCCTGAAAGGCGGCAAGACCGACGAGTGGATCAAGGTCTACGTGCGCGGCGACTACGGCTTCGTGCTCGACGGCAAGCCGGTCTATCCTGAGTTCCGCGACAGCCTGCACGTGCGCGAGTTCTCGATCATCAAGGGACTGCCGCTGTATGGCGGCATGGACTTCGGGTTGACGCCGGCCGGCGTCTTCGGCCAGCGCCTCGCCAACGGCCAGATCCGCATCCACTCGGAGCTCGTGACCGAGGACATGGGTGTCAAGCGCTTTGGCGCGCTGTGGCTGCAGGAGGCGAACCTGCGCTATCCGGGGCTCGAGTTCGCTGCGATCACGGGAGACCCAGCCGGCAATGCCAGAGGCGACGACGAGCGCACGTCGTTCGACATCCTCAAGGGCGAGAACGTCGACGCCAAGCCGGCGTACACCAATGACTTCACGATGCGACGGGAAGCCTTCGCGGCGCCGATGGGGCGCCTGATCGACGGCGAGCCGGGTCTGCTCATCCACCCACAGTGCAAGCGGCTGCGCAAGGCGCTCGCGGGTGGATACCACTACAAGCGCGTCAAGGTCGCGGGCGCAGACCGTTTCCACGATCAGCCGGACAAGAACATGCACAGCCACGTCGCAGAGGCCGGCCAGTACCTGGTGCTGGGCATGGGGGCAGGGCGCGAGCTCAAGCGCACAGAGCGCTACCGGCCGCAGCGCGCAGCGGGCCAGCGCACCGCCATCACCCGCTACAACGTCCTCGACTGACGGCAAAACGTTGCCGCCCCCGGGCGGGACAGTGCGAGCACTTTGCACGGGGTGCTCGCAATGGGATTCCTTCGCCCGAAGATTCAGCAGACGCCGGCGCCGCCGCCTCCCGTGGTCGAGGACACCGACGCCGCCAAGCAGCAGTACGAGGACGCGCTGCGCAAGCGCCGAGGGCGCGCGGCCGCGATCTTGAGCCAGAACGCGCCGGGCACCCCGACGACCGCCGCCAAGACGCTGCTCGGTCAGTAGAGGGCCGATGGACATCGACGCCCTCCTGCGCCGGTTCGAGCAGGCCAAGAACCTGCGCGCGAACTGGGACACCATCTACCAGCAGATCGCCGACCGTGTGCTGCCGCAGGCCGGCGACTTCACGACCAAGCGTGAGGACGGGGCGCGCCGCACCGAGCTGATGTTCGACGCGACGGCCGCGCTCGCCGCGCAGAAGGCCGTTGCCGCGATCTCGACCTTCATCTGGCCCCCGAACCAGCGCTATCAGCGGCTGACCACGAGCGACGACAGCTTGAACAAGGTGCAGGCGGTCAAGGTCTACCTCGACTCGCTCACCGATCTGCTGTTCAAGGCGAGGTACTCGCCGCGGGCCGCCTTCGAGGCGCAGATGGGCGAGAGTGCGCTGCAGTTCTTCGTCTTCGGAACGGGCTTGCTGTTCGTCGACGACGATCTCAAGCGCGCCACGCTGCGCTACAAGGCGCTGCACCTGGCGCAGACCTATGCGATGGAGAACGCCGCCGGCATGGTAGACACGGTGTTCCGGTGCTGGACGTGGACGCTGCGCCAGGTCGACCAGCGCTTCCCCGGCAAGCTGCCGCAAAAGCTCGCCGAGCGCCTGCAGAAGTTCCCAGATGACAAGGTCGAGGTCGCGCACGTCGTCATGCCGCGCGAGGACTATGACCCGGGCGCCGTCGGCTATCCGGCCATGCCGTGGGCCTCGTGCTACTTCCTGCCCGACCACAAGGCCGAGCTCGAGGAGGGCGGCTACCGCACTTGGCCCTTCGGCGTCATGCGCTACATGACCAGCCCCGGCGAGGTCTACGGACGCAGCCCGGCATGGCTGGCGCTGGCCGACATCAAGGTCCTCAACACGATGAAGCGCACCTCGCTGCAGGCCGCGCAGAAGGTCGTCGACCCGCCGCTGCTGCTGCCCGAGGACGGCGTGTTGCAGGCGTTCAGCCTGCAGCCGGGGTCGCTGAACTTCGGCGGCGTCACGGACCAGGGCCAGCAGCTGGTGCATCCGCTGATCACCAATGCCAAGGTCGACCTCGGCCTGGACATGATGGACAAGGAGCGCGAGATCATCGGCTCGGCGTTCTTGCTCGACGTCTTCCGCGTGCTGGTCGAGCACCCGGAGATGACCGCCACGCAGACGCTGGAGCTGCTGCAGGAGCGCGCCACACAGCTTTCGCCGATCGGCGGCCGCCTCGAAAGCGAAGGCTTGGGCCCGATCACCGAGCGCGAGATCGACCTGCTGACGCATGCAGGTCAGCTGCCTCCAATGCCGCAGGAGCTCATCGAGGCGCGCGGCGAATACCGCATCGAGTACACGAGCCCGATGCGCCAGGCCATGCGCGCAAGCGACGCCATTGCGATCACGCGCACCTTCGAGGCCGTGCTGCCGCTGGCCGAGTCCGACCAGTCGGTGCTCGATGCCTTCGACCTGCCGGCCACCGCGCGCGAGCTCGCCGAGATCAACGGCGTGCCGGCTAAGCTGCTGAAGTCGGTGGAAGACATGAAGGCCTCGGCCGACCAGCGCGCTCAGCAGACGCAGGCTGCGCAACTCGTGCAGGCCGCGCCCGCGGTCTCAGCCGCCGCGGCCAACCTCACCAAGCTGCAAGCCAACGGCGGGAGACCCACGCTGTGACCTGGAACGAAGCATTCGAGCGCGTGCGCGCTCGCCTGGCCGACCGTCGCGCTGCCTACCGCGCCGTGTTCAAGACCAACGACGGCAAGGTCAACACCTGGGGCGACGTCGTGCTGAAGGATCTCGCGCGGTACTGCTACGCGGGCAAGCCGACGCTGAAGATTTCGCAGGTCACCCAGCAGAGCGATGCGCTGGCGATGGCCTTCGCGGAAGGCCGCCGCGATGTGTTCAATCGCATTGTGGCGATGTGCAACCTCACCTCCGACCAGATCGAACGCATCGCGCACGCAAGGACATCTGATGAGTGAAACGACCACCCCAACGACTCCGCCCGCCACTCCTCCCGCTACCCCTCCTGCCACGCCTCCCGCTGCGGCTGCCATTGCCTGGCTGCCCGACGCAGACGCCGACACGGTCGGCTACGTGCAGAACAAGGCATGGCAGGGCCCCGGCGACGTGCTCAAGGGCTACCGCAACCTGGAGACCATGTTTGGCGCCGATCGCGCCGGGCGCACCGTCGTGCTGCCCACCGACGAGAACGACGCGAAGGGCTGGTCGCAGGTCTACGAGCGCTTGGGCCGGCCGGCGAATCCGGCGGACTACAAGCTCCCGGTGCCCGAGGGCTACCCGGCCGACTTCGCCAGCAAGGCGGCAGAGCAGTTCCACAAGCTGGGCGTGCCGGCCAAGGCGGGCCAGGCGCTCGCGGCTTGGTACAACGAGCAGTCGGCCGCTGCGGCGAAGGCGCTGCAGGACCAGGAGGCCGCGAAGCTGGCGGCCGACGAGGCCGAGATCACCAAGGACTGGGGCAACGAGCGCACGATGCGCACCGAGCTCGCGCGCCGCGCCGCGATGCAACTCGGACTCGATGCCGCTGCGATCGACGCCCTGCAGAAAGCCTCTGGCTTCGCCAAGACGATGAAGGCGCTGGCCAAGATGGGCGACCTGCTAGGCGAGCACAAGGCGGCCGGCTTCGAGGCGCCGGGCTCGTTCGGCATGACCCCGGAAGCGGCGCGCTCGCGCAAGTCGCAGCTGATGGCCGATCCCGATTGGCGCAAGCGCGCGATGGTCGCCAACAGCGCGGAGTGGGCCGAGCTGCAGAAGATCGACCGCGTGCTCAGCGGCGCCTGATCCATCGTTGACCCGCACACAGGCCCGCTTCGGCGGGCCTTGTCGTTTGCGCACGGCAAAACGTTGCCGGGCAGCGCTCCCACCATGCCGCACAGCAACGGGGTCAACCCGTGAGCCGGACAAGGGCGGCGGCCCCCCGGTGGAAGTCTGGGAAGACGGACCGACTGGCGCACGAGACGCGCAAGCGAGGCCCCCGCAAGGGACAAGCCAGGCGAGCCCCTGATTCAACGTCATAGGAGCCTGCCATGTCCGGCAATTCCCAAGCCTTCTACAGCCAGCAGTACGCCTCGGCCGTCGAGCTCGTCGCTCAGCAGATGCGTGCTCGCGTCGCGAGCCTGTTCACCCCCATGACCGCGGTCGGCAAGCAAGCCACCGTCGTCAACCTGCTCGACGCCGGCGACGCCGAAGAGCGCTCCGGCCTGTACGAGCCCGTCGTGTTCGGCGACCCGGAGCACACCCGCCCCTGGGTGTACCCGCGCCACTTCGACAAGGCGATCCCGTTCGACAACATCGAACAGATGCAGATGAACGCGAACCCGCAGTCGGAGTACGTGCAGGGCGTGGTCACCGGCATCAACCGCCGCATGGACGACGAGGCGATCCGCGCCTTCTTCGCCGCGCGCAACCTGGAGACGAACACCGGCGGCGTCGCCTCCGACTCGTTCTCGTCGTCCTTCCAGGTCGGCGTGAACACCGGCGGCACGACCTCGGGCATGAACGTCGAGAAAATCCAGGCCGCGCTCGAGATCTTCCGCAGCCAGGAAGTCGGCGTCGACGAAGACGAGCAGATCCACTGCGTCATCAGCGCCAAGCAAGAGCGCAACCTGATGAACGAGATCGAGGTCACCTCGAGCGACTTCACGGCCAAGCAGATCCTGGACCGCGGCACGCTCATGGGCTCGGGCTTCATGCGCATCAACTGGATCCTGTCCGCGCGGCTGCAGGTCGACGGCAGCAGCTACCGGCGCGTGCCCTTCTTCACCTCGCGCGGCATGTCGTTCTGCACCTGGAACGGCGGCGTCAAGACGCAGGTGAACCAGCGCGTCGACCTGCGTGGTCACCCCTGGCAGGTCTACGGCGAGGGCCACTTTGGCTCGGTGCGCCGCGATGCCAAGCGCGTGATCGAGATCAAGTGCAGCGAGTCCTGATTCGCGGCCGGCCTGAACTTCAAGGAGAAACGACATGGGTGTCGTGAATGTCAACAGTACCAGCGTGACCAACGCCAACGCCACGCCGCGTGTGCAAAACGCGCGCGGCCTGGAAAACGGCGAGGTCGTGCGCGCGGTCAACGCTCTGGTGACCATCACCAGCGGCGACAGCGCCAACTCGATCTATCGGATCGGCAAGATCCGTTCGAGCGACTTCGTCGACCGCATCCGCTGCACCACGACGGCGGACATGGGCACCACCACCGCCGCCGACATCGGTCTGTACGACCTGCTGACCGATGCGAACGGCGGCTCGGTGGTGGATCAGGACTTCTTCGCCTCCGCGGTGTCGTTCAACGCCGGCGCGATCGACTCGGATGTGACGTTCGAGGCGGCAGCGGCCGGTGGCGACATCAACAACGGCGAGAAGCGCGTGTGGGAAATGCTCGGCCTGTCGAGCGACCCGCGGAAGGAGTACCACGTGGCCCTGACGCTGACCGGTGCCTGCGACGGCACCGGCAAGGCGCTGGTGCGCGTGTACGTGGTCCGCTGAAGAACCCGCGGGGGCTGCGGCCCCCGCTCCTGAGGAGCACTCATGACCGACCGGTTCTACAGCGTCAACATCGGCCAGGACAAGACGCAGGTGGCCGAGACTGCGTCCACCACCGCGGCCGCGCACGTCGAGGTGCGCATCACCTACGACAACGCAGCGCTCGCGGTCAACGCGGGCGGCAAGCAGGCCGCGCTGAGGGCGATCGAGCTGATCGAGGCGCGCATCACCGAAGACACCTGGCCGCCGGTGTGACATGGCAGCGCCTGGACTTCTGATCGAAAACGGCAGCGCCACCGGCAGCCAGACCAACTGGCCCGGTGGCCCCGGCAT